ATCGACGTACATCTTGGCCTCGATGGCGCGACGCTTGAGCATCGTGGAGAAGTGTTCGCCTTCCTCCTGGCAGTTCTCGCCGATGGTCTTGAGGCCGAACTCGATGTCGGCGCGGTTCTGGGCCGCGTCACGACCGGCGTCAACGGTGACGCGCTTCGGGGTAGTCCAGACGACCTTGTTCCAGTCGTTGGCTTCGGGCAGTTCGCCATTGGCGATTCCGCAACCGATGACGTAGCCCCAGACAGGGGTGAGGAAGCGGTTGATTAGGACGCGCTGGAGATGCTGGAACTTGCGGTCAGCCTTCGCCACGATGAGGCGCATCGAAGCGCCACCAGCCTTGGAAGGATCATAGAGGAACTCGTAAGGTAGAGTTCCAGCCACGGAATCACGAACCAGATATTCCAGGAATCCATTGAAGGTCGGGTTAGGACGGTTGGACTGGAAAGACTCCAAACGCTCGCCGGGAGCAAGGGCCAAAATCTTACCGCCGATGAAGGTGGATGCTTCGTTGGCGTTGGTGAGGCCGTCGCCCTGCCAGCCTTCCGGGCGCATCCCGAAGGCTTCAAAGTCGGACTGGGCGCCGTCGAACTGGGCGGTCTCGCGGGTGAGGGTGCGGACGACGTCGCCGTTCATCTTGACGGCGAACTTCTCCAAAGAGACGATTTCCAGCATATCAACGATGTTGTTGATGCTGTGCTGGAGGGGGCTGTAGGCCCGCGCGCCAGAGGCGACCTCGGGTTCATAGACGTGCATCACGGCGTTGGCCGGGACGTGGCGGCTGGTGCCGTCGGAACGGATGACGTTGTACCAGTCGGGGCGACCATACTTGCCGAAGTGGATGCCGTCCACCATACCAGGCTCGGGGGCCGAAGAGTCGGCACAGGCAACCCGGTGGGACTCAATCAACTGGATGCGAGGCTCCCCAGAGCCATTCTTGGTCTTGATTGGGAAACACTCGCCGTCGCGGTAGATCAGTCGGGCGATGATGTGCTGGAGTTCGTAGAAGTTGAAGCGCCCGGTGATGTCGCAGGGGTTGCGCGCCCAGTCGTCGAAGTACTTCTCGTACTTCTCATCGACGTGCGGGTTGCCGGTGCGAGCCTGAGCCTTGATGCCGTCGCCCACCGAATAGAGGGCCATATCGGAGAGAATCTGGCGAATGACGCCAGCGTTCAGCTCCATCCAGCGCATCTTGCGCGTGGTCTCCAGACGGTCGTAGACCGTCATAGTCTTCTTGAAGTCGGTCGGCCAGGACGACCAAATCCAAGAACGCTTGTTGGAGAACTTTGCCGACTCGAAATTGCTGAAGATGCCAGGGCCGCCTGTGGCCTGTTTCTTCAACGGTTCCGAATCAGCCTTCTTCTTTTTCGGGGTGTTTTTGCGCGCCATAAAGATCAGAGACCACGGAAGTTGTTCAGCAGATTGCCGACACGAACACGGTCAATAGAGCCATACTTTTGGGGATTCTTGATCTGTAGGGCGTATCGGCACTCCAGAAGGACGGTCGGAGGGTCGATGGGCCAGTCCTTGCGGATGTCCGTGCCGGAGTCCCGGTACTCCATAATGGTCTTGCCCTCGGTGACCAAGGCGACCGCTTTGTCGCGGATCGTCTCAATCTGGGCAATCTCCAGGGTCATAAAGATGCCCTTGGGGGAAGTGGAACCGCGATAATGGACAAAAGCCATATGTTTTTGCCGCTAGTCAAAAGGGCCGGTCTCCTCCCCCCAACAACGACATCTCTTGAGAGCCACCCAAGACTAGACGAAAAGGAGAAGACCGGCTTGGCTACACCGTGGTATCTTCCTTTGGCTTGTCAACTGCCTTTTCGTCTACGGCATTCTTGTTCTTACCGCGTCCAACAAGTTTAGCCATCAAGGCTGGTAGGATGCCCATTACCTCGCAGTCCCACAGGTGGTTAGGACGCTCGCCTACCTGGACCCAGATAGGCTTACCAGCCTCCGTGCGGGTGCGATGCTCGGATTGCATCTGCTTGCGGTACTCATCCCCGGCGTCTTGGGCGTAGGTATGGTGACCAGCTCTCCGCAGCCGGGTAAGGGTATCCTTGAGGGCTAGGTTGGAGAACTTGAACACGCGGCACGACTGCTTGCCCACCTGGACGACGTTGGCTGGCGAGTAGGGGCGGTAGGCCACCTTGATGCCGTAAGGCGTCTGTACCCGCCAAGGATGGTCGTTGACGGCTGTTCCTCGGGTGGCGTTCCAGCCGTAGTTGGCGCAAGCCGTGTAGACCTCGTTCATATTGGGGCCGTCTCCGGAGTCCACGAAGGTGAACTTGGATGCCACCTTGTGCTTGGTCTGTAGATCCCGCACCTGTTCCCAAGTGTCCACATACTGCCACCAGATGAGGCGAGACTTGCCCTCGGCACTCCAGGCACGGATGAGGCAGAAGAAGCCCTTGCGCTGGACGTCTACGGACAGGAAGCGAAGGCGGGCGAACTCGGTGCTGTTCATCATCTCCGGCGTAAACGGAGGGGCGACCAGTTTGCCGGCGTAGTTAGCGCCCTCCTCCTCCCACTCGGAGTTCATCATATACCCACTAGGCAGGACTTCCCCGCCGCCGTCATCCGGCTCGTCCGACCAAGGGAGGGCCAGTCTCTTCTGCTTGAAGTCCCGGCGCTTGGTCTCATCGCCACCCTGGTCGAAAGACTGGGCTGCCTCGATGCACTCGACGGCTAGGTCGCCCCAGGATAGCCCCCAGAGCATCGACAGGGCATTAAAATGAAAACCTCGCCGGCCCTTGGGGGCGGAGGGGTTCTGCGGGACGTACTCCGCATCCTTGGTCATCATCGCCCGGACGCTGTTGCGATCGAGGTACTTCTCTTGGCAGCACTTGCACTCGTAGTAGGTGCCAGCTCGGACTAGGTCTAGATTCCAGCCTTGGGCGGTCTTGGCTTCCTGCGGGTACTTGATCTGCACCCAGTCGAAGGGCTGGCGCTCACCGCACTTCAGACACTTGAACGACCATTCCCCCCGGTCGGTGGAGTTGAAGAGGTCGGTGAATTCATCACCTTCCACCCCTCCTTGTGAGACGAAGACACTCTTACCCTGCCAAGTAAACGCAGTCCGTCGTGCTTGCGCTTGCTTGAGGTGTCCTTTCGGCCATTGCCAGCACTCGTCACCTCCAAGAAATCGAATTGAGCGTCGCTGGAGGTTTCGCTCATTGTTAGCACCAAGCACCCAGGTGGTGTTTCGCTGAAATTGGGTTGTGTGCCACTTATTTCGGTCAATGTCACCAATCCGTTCTCTAGTGCTAGGCGTATTTTCCCACAGAGGTCGTAGGCGTGTCTGTTGCCAGTCTTGTGCGTTGAGATCGACGTCTTGTAGCAGGAGCATCGGTCCAGGCGTCCGCGAGGGGACAAACGCTGACCACAGTTCAAGCACCATCGACTTACCTGACTGGACGTTGCCTTGGACGACGATGGTTTCGACTTCGGGATCTTGGATGGCACGGAGGATGGGGGCTAGGTATGGCGTGGACTCGATTCGGAAGGGGCCGGGCTGCGGGGAGTATGGGACGTTCTTCACGTTCCGTTCAAGCCAATCGATGATGTCCCCATCCGGGTCTGGCGCCAGGAGGGCGCGCAGGGTGTTCTCAAACTGCTTCTCCATCGTCGTTCTGGACTTCGTCGGGTTCGGTTGACTGGCTTTCCTCGATGGTGACCTCCACGACGGCCTCCTTGACGGCGTCCTTGGCATCCTCGGCCTGGTTTGAGAGGCGGGCCAGGATCTTGGTCACCTCATCGTCGATTGCCTTCATCGCCGTGCCAGGGGCATCCGGGTTCGCCTTGATGGCGATCTTCGTGGACAACTGGGTCAGTTCGTTGCGGATGGACAGCAGCACCTTGCCGAACCGCTCTACGGCGGTCTGGGTCTTGATGTACTCCTTGGCGGCGATGTTGCGGGCGTGGAGTTCGCGCTCCAGGGAGACCAGCGTCTTGACCAGCTTGTCGTAGGTTGCGTAGGACTTGGACTGGTTCGGGCTATGCTCGTCTAGGTCTTCAAGGTACTGCTGGTAGGCGCGAGCCTTCAGCTCCCGGTGCTGTTCGACGATGTGGGCGAAGTTGCGGTCGTTCTCTGACATCTGGCCGGCGGTCAGCGTAATCTCCGCATTCTTGCGTACATTAGCCCCTCCGTTTCTACGCATCTGGCGCTCGTTGTACCAAGCCTCGGCGGCCTCGACGGAGTCCGTTGGCATCCCTTGGTTGATGAAGCCGTTCACGGCTTGCCGGGAGATTTCAAGACGCTCGGCGATGTCTACTGGTCTTACGCTCATTCTTCTTTAGGTTGGATTTGATGACCCCTTGCTTGATGTTCTCGCAGTCGGAGTCAGACCGCATATAGCAGCTCGGTGGTAGGTTCAGTCGCTTCTGGATCTGCTTCACGCGCCAGGAGATGGTCGCCTTGTCCACGCCGTACTTCTTGGCTACGTCGGCCATTGATCTGTAGTTGCGGTAGCCAAGGGCCATACGGATGCAGTCGTTGTGGAGCAGTACCTCCCGGTTGTTGGTGCAGTCCAGGGCGTCGATGACGCGGGCGATGATGGAGACGAGGGAGGTGTAGGACGATTGGGTTTCGTCGGTTTCCTGCTTCACGGCTACGCGGTCGGCGTAGGATGCGTCGTAGATCCGGCGATGCGGCTCTGGCAGATTCTCGTTGAAGTAGTCGCCTACGTCGATGTTGGCTGCCTCAAGGGCTGCGCGTTCCTGGGCTGATAGGCCAGCGATGAATGCCTTCCATTCATTGGATATGCGTTCCTTACTCACCTAGAATCCTCCGTAGCGTGACGACGGCCGATGCCAGTTGTTTGGCATCCTCCATTAAAAAAGAAGCCCCTTTCTTGATATCCTTGGGGGCATCATCGTCCATCACGACGTAAAGATAGGTCTGAATCAAGCGGTTGGCGACGCGATTGATGCTCTCAATCGACGCCTCCATATGCTCGCGCTCTGTCTCTTGGATGGCCAATGCAAGGATGGTGTATCCCCGGGTTATGGTCTTTTGCAAACAATCATTTGCAGATTTCGTACAGGCCGGCGTCGCCCTTCACGAACAGCCCCTCCCGGATGCAGAGCCTGGTGAGGCACCACGCCCGGGTGGAGTTGAGGTCTTCTCCGTAGACGGCGTTCCAGTTCTCGGCGACCTGGTCGCGCAGCCGGGTGGCGGACATCGGCTCTTGGGGCAGGAGGTGGACGAAAGCTCGTACCTGATCTACGCGTTCCTTGGACTTGAGGATCTTGGCGGCGTTGAGGGCGTCCAGGTGGGCGGACATCCGCTCCCGGTTCTTGGCCCAGATTTTCCTCCAGTAGCCCTGGAAGTGCGGCCGGCGCCGGTTGTCGTTTTTTGGGTTGTTGTGCATAGGGGGGGGAGGGGGGATTGAGAATGGAGGAACCATTTCCGCAAGCCCCCGGAGGGAGGCGCTAGCGGGAATGGGGCCGAAGGCCACCATTCTCTATCTTATTACTGTAAGGCGTTAGCCTTACTATAAGATAATGTTCGGATATCGGATTTGCTATAGGCAGGGATAGATGTAAGTCACGAATATCGGGTCGTCAATGCAAAACCCCGGTTTTCGTCACTTTACTCCCGGGTTTTTTCCGGGGTGTGGCGTCTTCGCCGCCCCCAGGCACGGAGGGCTTTAAGAGATTCCTTGGCGGGGGAGCTGCCCGCCCCGTGGGCTGACGCATCCTATTGCTAAATGCGGTTACATCTTTTGAATGCTAAATGCGGTCACATCTTCCGACGAAGCCCGACGCCCGACTTGTCGGGCGGCGGGAAATTTTTTTTCGGCACGAAGCCAGGGCCGGCTGGTTGGCCGACCCTGGCGTGGCGGGGGGTCTTTGAAGATCAGCGACCGCGACGTCGCCGGAAGCCAATCTCGTCGAGTGCCTCGCGGACGACGTCGTCGGCAGCGTCGTCGAGTCGCGACGCCAGTCGGTGCCAGGGTTCTTGACCCTGCTCAAGGTCGCCGACGACTTCGTGCGCCACGTCGGTCAGGTCACAACGTCGCGGAAGGTCGGGAATCAGGTCGAGGGTCACGACGCCCTTGGTTGCCTTGGCAAGGCGTTTGGCCAGGCGGAGTTCGGCAATCTTGAGGGCGTACATAGACCGACCTTCGTCGCCTAGGGTCGCCGTCCAAGCCCCCAGCCTCGCCCGATTGTAGACGCCCGCCTTAGCCATCGTCCGGGCGTCGCGTTGGGCCGGCGTAGCCAGGGCGGGGTCGCCGAAGCGGGCGACGTCGGCTGCCTTGAGGGCGTCTCGGTAGGCTTTCCAGTTGGCGTCCGACGTCGCGATGGCGCTGGCGACTTCGGGCGTATCCGGGTTGCCTTCGGCGATATCGGCGACGCGTCGGATTGCCTCCGCCGGGGCGTAGCCGGCGAACGCTCCGCCGTGCAAGGGCGTGGGGACGTCGCGGAGGTGGTCGGTTGGGATGGTGGCGGTCTTTGCGCCTCGTTTGGTGGTCATCTTGGTTGTGGGTTTGGGGGTGGGAAGGGTTAGTCGTCGATGCCAGGAACGTCCGCCGGCGTTAGGGTGACAAGAAAGGGTTTGCCTAGGAAAGGACGAAGATCGACTTGGACGTGAACGTCGTCGAGGAGCAGGGCGACGTAGGCCAGGGCGTCGCGCAAGCGGGCGATGTAGGGTGTGGTGATTTTGTGCATCGGTGTTAGTGGGTGCGTCCATAATCCTGATGATCAACCGGACGTCGTCAACCATAAGGTCAAAATATTTGATAATATTTCCGGGTGCCGGCGACGCCCTAGCAAGGGTCGTGCCAAGTCTAGTCAAAACCATTGACCGGGCGACGATTGTCGAGAATTAGTCAAAAGGCTTTATAAGGCAATCTAGAGGGGTTTGCGGTCGATCTTCAAATGTGAGGGCAAACCCTTTGACCACATCGCGCAAACGCCCTGGCGACCCCCTTCTGTCGTTTTTACAATTCCAAAACGGCGAAAAAGCCAGGTTTGATGCGTCTAAATGGGGGTGAAATTGCCCATTGCAGCAGAATTGTAAAAGCGACCCTTCGGTTGATCTTGCGGGCGACTTGGCACGATTCCAGTCACGTCGGTTTCCGGTCAATAAAGTATTATAAAGTATTTTGCACGTCGTCGGCGACTTGGCACGGTTTATGGGGCGATTTGCCCGAATCCCGTTTTGCCTATGCTACCCCCTTCGGTTTTGGAAAATCGCATTTGAGGCACCTGGGCGGCCCGTGGCGGCCTTTTGATCTTTAGGGGTCAAAGGGTTTGACAGGCGGCCGCCCTTCCCCACGATCGTGGGTGCTATGCAATCCCCATCCTTCATCGAGCCTGCTGACTGGCTGATCGACGCGCTTCCTGGCGAGGTCGTGGCGATCTTCTGGATCGCTGTCCTCGCCGTCGTCGTCGTCGGCGTAGATTGGCCCTCCCGCAAATGAGCCGCCCTCACTTTCACGTCACCCCACGGTCGGCCAATGCCAAGACTGGGCCGATCGTCGTGACGACGTCGGCCGCCAAGACTTGCCCGCCCGCCTGTCCCCTCAAGCGGACGTGCTACGCCAAGGGCGGGCCGCTCGCCCTCCATTGGGCGGCGGTCACCCGGGGCGACCGGGGCGCACCCTGGCGGTCGTTTCTGGGTGATCTTCGGGCCGCCCTGGCGAAGACCCCCCGGGGGCAAGTTTGGCGACACAATCAGGCGGGCGACCTTCCGGGTGCCGGCGACAAGATCGACCGCGACGCCCTGGCGGAGCTCGTCGAGCTCAACGCGACGTCGGGCGCAAGGGGGTTCACATATACCCACAAACCCCTAATCGCCGAAGACGGCGACGCGACCCTGGCCGAAGCAAACCTTGCGGCGGTCGTCGAAGCAAACGCCCGGGGGTTCACGGTCAACGCGTCCGCGAATTCCCTTGCTCACGTTGACGCCCTGGCGTCCGCCCTCAAGGGTCGGGTGCCGATTTGCGTCGTCGTCGAAGAAAAAAAAGAGAAGGTTCACGTCACCCCGGGGGGTATCAAAGTCGTCGTTTGCCCCGCTCAAACGCGGTCGAACGTGACGTGCGCCACCTGTCGCCTTTGTTCCCGGGCCGACCGCAAGGTCGTCGTGGGGTTTGAGGTTCACGGCACCGGGGCGAAGCATTACAAGACGGAGGGCGTCCGATGAAGGCCGCCGACGTCTTCGCCGATCTTCGCCGGGCGTCCGCGTCCGCCGGGTGCATCTTCATCAACCCCCCGACGTCAACGCCGGCGGACGCCCGCGAACGTGCGGCGAACGCCCTCAACGCCCTCGACCGGGCGGCTCGACTTCCTAGGCACCCGGCGCTCGACGTTGAGAAGATTGCCAGGGCGGCGGACGTCGCCGACCGGGCGGCGGACGCGGTCGAGGCCCTTGCCCGGTCTTCGACTTGCCCGCTCGACCGCGTCGTGATCTTCGCCCCGGCGGCGGAGCTCAGGGCCAGGGCGGCGAACGCCCGCCTGGCGATTGACCCTTGCCCGACGTTCCAGCGCCTGGCGGACGTCGCCGACGACCGAGCAGCCGAAGCCTTCGCCCTGGCCCGCCGGGTGACTGGCTGCTGACCGGCGACCGCACCCGACCACCCGATCGCCCACCCCCACCCCTAAAAAAATCCCGCGAGCTTCACGCACCCCCACGCCCATAAATTTTCACCCCCAAAAAACCAATGCCCAAAAATCCCGACATCAACGCCCTCTTCGACAGGGCGCTCACCCTTGAGGCTTGCGCCTCTACGTTGACCGACCGAGCGGAGGCCGCCCGCGTGGCGTTCGCCTACGCATCCCGGGCGAAGTCCAAGGCCGAGCGTGAAACCTTCCTAGCCAAGGCCAACGCCGCCCTTGCCTTGATTCAGCCCGCCCTCGACGCCATCGCGGAGGCCGCGACCGCCCTCGACGCCGAGAAAAAAAAATAAAATAATAAAGTCACCCCCCGGGGGTTTTCCCGGGGGTTGGCATCAAAAAAAAATACAAATTAATTTGACACCCCCGGGGTATTCACCGATCTTCAACTCGCCACCCGATTATGGACATCAACAAGACCCTCAGCACCCTTGCCAGGAAATACGATCGCCAGGCCGCCCGCCAGGCGATCAAGACCACCCTGCACCACCTTGCCAACATTGAGGCGACCCTGCGCTCCGACGCCCGCGTGTCGTTGGAGATTGGCCTCGACGCCCGGGCCGGTCGAATGCTCGAAAAGGCGGCCAACCTTCGCGAGGCGATTAACCTCATCGAGACCCACGCCGTCCCGCAGGAATGATTATGGACACCAAGCCCACCGACGCCGAGCGCATCGCCGCTTGCCTGGCCTTCTTTGAATTGCCGGCGGACACCCGCACCGAAGTGGACGGCGGGGTCGCCGTCTTCCCCGCGACCAACCCTTCCGGGCAATGGTCGTGGGTCATCAGCCTCGACGAGCTGAAGGAAGCCCCCGACCTTGAGGAGGCTTTGGACATCAAGCCCGACGACCTCTTCGTCCACGGCGGACGCCGCTGGGTGATCTTCCCCTACTAACCTTTCCCCCCAACCCGATAAAAAAATGAGCGACACCGAAACCACCCCCCCGGCCTTTTTCAAGGCCCCCACGTTCACCGCCCCCGCCGAGGTGCTGAAGGCCCTGCTGGTCTACCAGCGGGCCGAGGCCGCCCACGACGAAGCCCAGTCCGCCTTCAAGCGCACCAAGGCCGGACGCATCAAGGACGCCGACCGCGAGGCGGAGCTCGAAGTGCAGCGCACCTTCTACCGCGACGCCCACGCGTCGTGGAAGACCATCGACGACTGGATCGACGAGTGCCAGGTCACTTACGCGGACGTCTACTACCAAGGGATGATGACCGCCTTCCTCGCCTACGCGGGCGACCACCAATTCGCCCGGTACACCAAGACCATCAAGGGCATCAACGACCTCATCGACGAGCGGGGTGGTCACATTGCCCGCCTGTTCGCCGGACATTGCACCCCGCATTGGGTCAACGTCACCTTCGGCGATCAGAAGTATATGTTCCTGCTCCGGCTCAACCGGGCGGGCGTCGAGGCGGTCGAGTACTACCAGCAGAACGACGAGGGCAAGCCGAGCGGCTGGCCGGCGGTGACCGGGCGTCTCGCCTACAAGCATTGGGAGGAGCGCTTCTACAAGCCCCAGGTGCGGATCGCCAACGAGGAGTGCAGCCCGACGGAGGCTGAAAGCGTCGCCGATGCGACCAGGGAGGCCGCGGTGATGGCGTCCCTCCTGGCCGACTTCACCAACAACGCCGGGGCGATGGACTTCGACTACCACGAACATAAGAAGGGTCTCATCAAGGAAGCCCTGACTGTCTCGCCGGCGGAGATCGACGAGCCCAACAACCCGGACGCCGAGTAATCCCTATGCGCACCCTCACCCTCACCCTCACCAGCGCCAAGACCCTGCTCAAGGCCACCGCTCGCCTCCACGCCAACGCCCGCCGTGCCTACGCGGCGGCGTTGAAGCGGGAGACCAAGCCCAACCGCAAACGCTCCTAATCCTATGGAAAAAAACCCCACGCACGTCTGGGTCGGCGTTATCCCGGACATCTTCGGCTACGGCATCAACGTCGTGGCGCACACCCGGTCGGACGCGGAGGCCGCCCTCCGCAAAGCCTACGCTGACTGGAAGGTCGCCCGCCCCGACAGCAGCACGAGCTTCGACACGTCCTTCGCCTACTACGCCGGCTACATCATCAAGGTGAAGGTTGGCGATTGCTACCACGACGGCTTCGGCTCCTAATCCTTTCCCCCAACACCAATGAAAAAAACCCAGCCCAACGCGACCCCCACCGGGGTCAATATCGAACCCGACCCCTACGTCATCCAGCGCCTCCTGGAGGTCTTGGCGGCCCAGCACGGCGTCGCCGTGGACGGCGCCATCCGCGCCACCCTGGACGGCACCAAGGCGACCGAAGATCAGATTGACCAGAGCGCTATGGCCGCCGGTGCGGCCGCGTACTCGGCCTACTGGAAGGCGCTCAAGGTCATCGTCGCCGAGCTGACCGCCGACATCGACACCAGCGACGTCGAGGCCATCGCCAAGAAGGAGGGTTCCAAGTGAGTCCCCTCAACGTGATGGCGATCCTCGTCGGCGCGGTGCCGGTCGAGGACGTGGAGGTTGCGGTCAACGCCCTCCAGGAGGTCGAGGCCAACCCTCACCTGTACCTCACCAGCGGCTCCGCTTGCCGGGGCTACGAAGCCCTCAAGGAATTCGTCGAGACCTCGCCCTTCTGACCTATGGCTACCCTACCCCTCACCGCCGCCCTGCTGACCTACGTCGGGGCCGGCTTCTGGCCGACCTTGAGCGCCCCCGCACGATCCCAGTCGGCGTTCCAGGTCTTGGTCGATTCCATCGCCCTCGTCGAGAGCGGCTACAACAACCGGGCGGTCGGCGACAACGGCCGCGCCCGGGGCGCGTGGCAGATGTGGTTGCCAGCTTGGCTGGACGCCAACCGCCAATTGAAAAAAGAAGGCCGCAGGACGTACCCCTATGGGGATTGGCAGAATGCTTGGGCGCAGGGCGAGGTCGCGTCCGCGTACCTACGCCTGTGCCGCGAGCGCCTGGCGTCCGCCGGCGTCGCCGATCCAACCCCGGAACAGTACTACCTCTGTTTCTCGATGGGGTTCGCCGCCTTCAAGGCGGTCGGATTCGACCCGACCAAATGCCCCGCTAAAAAACTTGACGCTGCGACCAGGGTGCGAAACCTGTTCGACCGTGCCACCCGATAACCTAGAGGAATATTATCGACTGCTCCAAGACGCCAACGGCGAGCTTGAAGAAGAAATCCATATGGCATCCCAAGAAATCGAGAAACTCCAGGCGGCGCTGGCGAAAGCCAAGGCCGACCTGGCTGTGGCGAAAAAAGAAAAAAAGAAAATCACCGACGCCGGGTGGGCATTGAACGACATCCTGGCCGAATTGGTCTGCACCGACCTCTGCCCGGAGCCGTGGTTCGACGACATTCAGAAGGCGGTGAAGAAGTGGAACAAGAATTTCCCAAAATGATTACCTACCTATGCATCGACCCGGGCGCTAACGGCGGCGTAGCCCTGTATAAAAAAGACGGCAGCGTCGAGGCCCTCCCCCTGCCCCCTTTGTCGCACGACGAGCTGCGGGACATCTCGATGGATCAGTACACCGTCGTCATCGAGGACGTCCCCAAATTCGCCGGCAAGATGATTCCCCAGTCCGCCACCGCCAGCCTACATTTTGGGTTCGGCTACCTGTGCGGGCATTTCGAGGCCAGGGGCTTCCGCGTCATCAAGGTTCGCCCGCAGGAGTGGCAGAAGTCCATCGGCATCGGCACGAAGCCCAAGGGGATGTCCAGCGCCGACTGGAAGCGTAAGCTCAAGGCAGAGGCGGCCAGGCGTCACCCCGCCGTGGACGTCACCCTGGCCACCGCCGACGCGCTCCTCATCCTTGACCACGCCCGCCAGCACAACCTTTAACCCACAACTAAAAAAATGAAAAAAGAAGTCAACACCCCCCCGGTCAAGAAGATGACCAAGAAGATCAGCATCGCCGGCGTCATCGACAAGACCAACTACGTCGTCACCAAGGACGGCCGCGTCTTCCGAGAATTGAAGCCCACGACGGTCAACCAGCGTCACTACTACAATATGATTCTGGACGGCGTCCTGCGCCGAGTCGCCCGCACCACCCTCCTGGAGAGCATCGCCAATGGCTAACGACATCGTACCCATCGACGTGACCTCCAGCGTGGAGGTCTACGACCGCATCACCGACCCGCTGACGGCGATCAAGACCCTTGGCCAGTCCATCTTCCGCTCCGGCATCTTCGGCGTGGACAAGGTCGAGCAGGGCGAGATTCTCGCGATGCAATGCCTGTCGGAGCGCAAGTCGCCCCTTGAGCTCGCCCGCACCTACCACTTCATCCAGGGGCAGCTTGCCATCCGCACCGACGCCCTCCTCGCCAAGTACCACCTGGCCGGCGGTACGGTCAACTGGATCACCCGCACGGACACCCTCGTCGAGGCGGAATTCTCCAAGGGTACCAGCAAGGCGCTCATCAAAGCCTCCATCGAGGAGTACACCGCCAACGGCACGGCGTTGGGCAAGGACGGCAAGATCAAGGACAACTGGAAGAAGTGGCCCCGCCGTATGCTGACGGCTCGCGCCATCTCCGAGGGCGTACGGCTCATCGCTCCCGAGTGCTGCTTCGGCGTCCAGGTCTCCGACGAATTCGTTGACATCACGCCCGGTCGTGGTATGACTCCCAAGTACGACATCAAAGCCATCCTCACTCCCGACCAGTACGAGACGGCCACCGCCGTTTTGAAAAAAGTCGGGATGTTGCAGGAGGGCCAGGGGCTTGACGACATCTCGCCCGACGATGCTCGCGCCATCCTCAAGAATCGGGAAGGCTTCCTCAAATCTCTCAACAACCAATAACCCATATGGAATACATCGACATCAACGCCCTGTCCTACAGCGGGGCGAAGCAGCTCCTCCGCTCGCCGGCCCACTACCAGGCTTGGCTCAAGGCGGAGCGCAAGGACACCCCCGCCCTCAAGTTGGGCCGACTGGCCCACCTGGCCGCCCTCCAGCCCGACCTGTGCCGGGAGACGGTCTTCATCGCCCCGGACTGTGATCGCCGCACCAAGGCCGGCAAGGAGACGTATGAGGCTTTTGTCTCCGGCCTTCCGCTGAACGCCGAGGTCATCGACGCCGACACCGCCGAGAAGATCGCTGGCATCGCCAGCGCCGCCCACGCGGCCTTCGCCAAGCTGGGCGTCTCCAAGGAACACTACGTCGCCGAGAAGGCGGTCTTCGCCCAAGTCAACGGCGTGGACATCAAGGGTCGCCCCGACCTCGTCACCCGCATCCAAGGCTCCAACGCCGAGTACGTCATCGACATCAAGACGTGCCAGTCGGCTGACCAGGACGCCTTTGCCCGGGATATCGCGACGTACAAGTACCACCTCCAGCAAGCCTTCTACGGCACCCTGTGCAACACCGGGCGCAACTTCATCATCGTGGCCATCGAGAAGGAGCCGCCGTTCGCCTGGCGGATCTACACGCTCAATGAGGAGACCCACCAGATGGGCCTCAAGTTGATGGGCGAGGCAATGAACATCTTCAAGATGTGCAACGCGTTCAACACCTGGTCGGGCTACACGCAGGAGACGACCGAGATTTCCATCCCGAAGTGGGCGCTGACGCTCAACGCCGGCCTCATCGAGTAATTTCCCTAACCCAAATACCAACCCAGAAAAAAATACGCATATGTCGTTCAAACTGAATCCCCGCGGCTCCGAAGAGCGCAAGTACATCACCAAGGCGGGCATCTACGAGATGGTCGTCAAGTCGGCGACGCCGTCGTTCCTGCCCCCGCGCAACGACTTCTACGTCCGCATCGCCCTGGAGACCCACGAAGGCGAGACCGTCTTCGCGGACATCTTCCAGAAGCCCGAGAAGAATGGTAGCCACAGCCGCCTCAACGACTTCGTCGCCTCCACCGCCAATGAGGCCGAGGTCGCCAAGTACATCGCCCAGGGGGAGATCAACCTGGAAGGCATCGACGGCGAGGAGTGGGTCAAGCTCGTCACCGACCGGGCCATCGGTCGCCGCCTCAAGGTCAAGGTGACCGAGCGCCGCTACGTTAAGAAGGACGGCACCGAAGGCGTGGCCTACCAAGGCTCCTTCTTCTACAAGCACCCGGACGGCCCGGAGCTGCCCTTCTAACCCGATGTCGGCTTCAGCCACCCAGCCGACCATCCGTCCGTACCAAGAGCAAGCCATCGGGGCTTGCCTTGATGCGCTCGCCAAGTCCGTCAACCCCCTGCTGGTCGCACCGACCGGCGCGGGGAAGACGGTTATGGCCAGCGAGATTATGCGACGCTGGCAGGAGAAGCACAACCAGCCGTGCTTCTTCTTTGCGCACCGCTCCGAGTTGATTGAACAAGCCCAAGCAACGATGGATCGTGCGGGCGTGAAGGGCGTTGCCCTTTCCGTCTTTCAAAAAGACTTCTCATCCCAAGGTGGCAGGGATGGGGGCTTGTGCATTTTCGACGAGGCGCACCACGCGGTCGCCTCCTCCTGGAAGTTCGTCCAATCGCAATTCCACGGGCCGGCGGTAGCCATCACGGCGACGCCCGACCGAATGGACAAGCAGCGTATCCAGTCAGCCGGGTTCACGGAGGTCTTCCAGATTTCCATCCGTGACCTCATCAAGCAGGGTTACCTCGTCAGACCGATGGCCCAGAAACTGGCTGTCTCGATCTGCGACAACATCCTCGAAAGCCACGACGACGCCTTGACGATGACCGCCCGGTCGGTCGTGGACGAATTCTACCGCTATGGTCGCAAGAAGGCTATGGTCTTCCTGCCGTCCGTGGAATGCTCCAGGCGGTTCAGCGCCGAGCTCCGGGCAATCGGGATGTCCTCCAGCCACCTAGACGGAACGTCCGGTAAGCTGCGATCCATCGCCGTGGACGCCTTCAAGAAGGGCGAGTCCCAATTCCTGTGCAACGTCGCCCTGTTCACCGAAGGCTTCGACTGCCCGGACGTGGACTGCGTCATCCTGCTCCGCGAGACCAAGTCTAGGGCGCTGTGGTCGCAGATGATTGGACGTGGCCTCCGCTCGCATCCCGGCAAGACCGATTGCCTCATCCTCGACCCGATGTGGGTCAGCGGCATCCATTCCCTCCAGCCGGCGGATGCCTTCACCGAACACCCCGACGCCCAGGGCAAGGCCGTACCCGGCCTATCCGACCCGCTGTCGGAGGCGCAGACCGAGGATGACGCCGCCGAAGATCGACTCCTGCGTCGCCTCAAGAAGGCACAGGCCGCCAAAGAGGCCAAGGATGCCCACGCCAGGGGTTTGGTTGACCTGTCTATGGTCGAACCCCTGTTCGGCTTCGTCCCGCCTCCTAGCGACAGCCAAGACCTAATTACTGTGTTCCAGCGGAACGAACTGGAGCGGTATCAGATTCACGCCCCGGCGTCGATGACGCGGGAGGCAGCCTACTACATCATCGAGAAGATGCGGGAGCGCCAACGCCTCAACCTGGCGACTGTACGCCAGGTTAAAAAACTCCGGCAGTTCGGGCATAGGCTGGCGGGATCTTACACCTTTGAACAGGCCAGCAAGGCCATCGCCACGGACTGGCGAATCGCCGGCCGTGCCAAGTTCCGAAAGACCTTCAAATGAGCGAAGACGAAATCAACGAAATCCTGGCCAACTACAGGCTCCAGGTGTTCCACGCCGACGAGCGCATCAAGCGACTGGAGGCCGCCCTTGCCGAGGAAAAGCGTAAGGCCACGGACAGCGGGCTTGACGAACTCCAACTCAAGGTAAGACTCCTTGAAGCCGCCGGGGACGAAATCTGCGCCGCCGCATCCTTTGGCCGTATGGCCCAGGCTATGCAGAAGTGGACGAACCTCCGTAGAAATTTCCAACAACAATGAACCCGATAGACGACATATTCAATCAAGCCATCCAGAACCTCCAGAAGCACAACGAACTGGAAGCTGCGAAGGCGCAGATCAAGCGACTGGAGGCGAAAATCTCCGCTCTCCGCGAGGCCGGCGACGACCTCTGGTATTGCTTGCGCCACCGCAACGAAGATCCGTCCGACGCCATCCAGGAGTGGACTGATGTTCGCAATGGGTAAGTTCATCCCTGTCGAGCCCGAGAAGTGGGCCGAGATGGTCAAGGCTCAGGCGGAGGTCGCCCGCCTCAAGGCCGAGGTCGAGCGGCTGACAAAGGCCGTTAAGTTTAATTTCCCCGGAGGCGACCAACTATTGGCTGACCTTAGCAAATTACTAACGGCTCATCGGCATTACTGCGATGTAAACGCCATTGATTATTCCAAAATGGAAAAGGACGCGTTGAACGCCGCCAAGAAGGGAGGCCAGCCGTGAGCAATCTACAACGCTTTAACATGGTCGCCAAGAACCACGGCGAGCATTTTTATTGCACCATGATGCTCGACCCAAACGGTGCGTATTGCCTCAATAGCGACTATGAAGAACTCAAGGC